GATAGGATGGAAGCGCGGAACAGGGAGCGACAAGCTTGGGGAGTAGTAGGAGCCGACAAAGCGGATGAGGCAATAACTCTGGTGCGCCAAATGTGTCTTCGAGGAGGCGAACAGGAGGCGGTGTGCATGACTATTGAGGATAGGTGGTATGATGGGGAGTCGCTACTCAAGGGATACAGGGAAGTGGTGTTTATTGTGGTGCCGGACAACCAGTTGGCGCGGGTGTTCGTGTTCGACACCGTGGCAGCGGCGATGGCAGCTGGGCATCGTGGCCGGGTGGTGGTGGTCGCGGGAAGCAACGGGATGGAGAGCGGGGAAGCGTATGGTGGAGTGTATGAGGCCGAGGAGGCGCAGCCGGACGTGGCCATGTGGCAGGAGTCCGTGTGGGAGGAAGCGAAGAAGGAAGCGGAAGCGGGAAGGATTCCGGGTGGGCACTGCGCGAGGAATCTGGCGGTGGCTGAGCAGCACTCAGTCGGGAATCAGTTGACGGCGGTGTGTGTGGTCAGCACGCTGAGAGACTTGATGGAAGCGACAGCCGGGACGTATGCCGAGTGGGGGTGGGTGATGGATAACAAGGGAAACTGCCGAGTGTATCGGCCATTCAGAGGAGCATAACATGCCATTTCCTGGAAGCCAGTGGTCGAGCCATGACCGGAAAGTGCACGCCGCGTTGACGAGCGGCGATCCAAAGCGGATCGCGTGGGCGCACGCGGAGAATGAAGCAGAGCTGGCAGGGATGTCGCAACTGGTGGAGTTCTACCGCGCTGAGATGAAGCGGTACTCTAGAGTGAAAGGAAAGAAAACATGAGCGGAGTGTACGACAACAGGGAGTTCGAGAGCGTGTGGGAGCAGTTCCACAGGGAGTGCAGGGGGACGGACAAGCGGTTCATCGACTGGTGGGAGGAGAACAAGCGGAAGGATGAAGCCAGTCAGACCGAACAGGCACATCGGAGTTCGGGCGTGGGCCGCAGCAGGTCCGCGTGGGAGACGGACATGGAAGCGGTGCAGGAAGTGCTGGGTGGAATCTACGATGATCCGGGAGCGATGACGTACCAGTATAGTCGGGAAGCCTACGGGCAGCAATCCGGTTCCACTGTATCCCTCCTCCCGGCCGTGCCGAAGTTCGAGTACAGTGGCAGGGCAGCGCTCGCGGAGTTCACGGTGAATGGGGTGAAGATGAGCGTGCTGCCGGACCTGCGAGTGTGGAGGGTGGCGAAGGGCAGCGTGGAGGCCGAGGTGCCAGCGGACTTGGCAGCCGTGCGGAAGCTCGTGTACGGGACGGGAGCGGAGCATAAGGAACTCGAAGCGCAGTTGGTGAAGTGGGACGAGAGTAGATTGCCGCCAGCGGGAGTACTCAAGCGGTGGAAGGAGGATATGCTGAAGGAGTGCGACGGGGAGGCGGAGATTAGGGTGTGCAGGAAGTTGATCGCGGCAGCCAGCGAGAGCTCTGCCGCCCGATGGAAGTGGATAGGGGTAGTGCCGAAGCAGGAAGCGACGAGCGCAATCGTGGACGTGGAGGACGGGGGAAAGTGCCTGGAAAGGTGCGTGGAGATGGAAGCGGAGTGGATCGGAACGAATTGGCACTTCCATCCGAATAAGATGAAAGAGTGCAGCGGGGTGGACTTGATCCAGTGGAGCAAGTCGCCGGGGGTGCATATCGTACAGCCACGCGAGGGTGGGACAGCGAATGTGTATGTGTCGGTGATGGGGGTCGGGAACTGCTGGCGGGCGACAAGCGTGGACGTGGACGCGCCGGGGGTGGTGAAGGCGGGTGACGACGAGTGTGAGCTGGTGGGAGAAGATGGGAGGACGAAGAAGATCGGCGAGTTGATTACGAGGCCGGTGCCGGTGGTGTACGGCGAGTACGAAGGGCGGTTGTTCGGGCGGCGGCGGTGGTTTGGGTTTGGAGCGGAAAGGGAAGAAGGGACGAATGTGTTAGTGCTTCGGGATGGGGTGTGGTATCGGAGGATGAAGGATGGGAGTATGGTGATGGATGACGAACCAGGGATGACGAAGAAGCAGCGGAAGCGGGCCAAGAAGGGGAAGGAGAAAGCGGGGGAGCACAGTGTTGAGGAGTTGAAGGTGATGGCGCGACTGTTGGGGGTGGCGGAGGAGATGGATCGGGAGAGGGGAGTGCTAAGGGATGTGGCGAGCGAGCTCAGGAGCGCGAGACAGAGGATAAAGCGCGGGGAGACGATAGCGGCAGTTGGGCAAGCCGTGATCAAGCAAGTGCTGGAAGGGATGGAGGATGAGTTGGATGCGTTCCTGGGCGTGATAAGCGATGGGGGAGCGTGGGATAACGTGAAAGGAGTCGGACCATGACCATGACAGAGTGGCAAGTGGCAGCGAAGCGAGGTATTCTAGCGAGTGCCAAAGGACCGGAAGCTCGTGCGGGGTGGCAAAGATGGACGTTGGAGGAAGCGATGTGGGTGGCAGGCATGGAGTGTGTGCCTGGGTGGAGAGTGAGCGGGGAGTTCGAGAGTCCAAGCGCGTACATGAGGATTGTGCACAAGGCAAGCGGGGAGGAGCGGAGGAACATTCCGCCGGTGCTCGTGGACGTGGTTGGGGTAGTGATGAAGGGGGGCCGCTGGGCTGGAAGCGGGCTGGTGGTTGGCGGGAGGGATGATGAGGGAGTCCTGGGGCTGCTGGAAGCGGAGGGGGTTAGAGAGTTGGACATGGAGGAGGTAGTGTCAGCTAGGACGATCAATTGGGAAGGTGCGGTGCGGATGTGGGAAGGAGCAAGTGGGGCCGAGAGGGATGTGCTGCGGGAAGCGGTAGAGGCTGGGGTGCGGACGGCGGAGATAAGTCACGCGGAAGCGCGAAAGCGGACAGGGCTGGAAGTCGTGGGGAGCGTGGGGGAGAAGGGAAGGAGGGTGGCGATAAGAGCGGCCGTGTGGGAGGCAATGACATCCACGGGGATAGCGCTGGGCCGAGGCAAGCGGATAGGGCCGTGGCGGGTGGGTGGGGGGGGGAATGTTGAGCCTGCACCGAGTGAGCGGGTGGCCGTGTGGCTGCCGAGCAGGGAGGCGCTGGCGGAGTGGGCGCGTCTGGCGAAAGCGGGGTGTGTGGCGGTGCCCCAGTGGTCTATCACGGGATCGAGAGGGGCAGCGCAGCCGCTGCTGAATGGGGATCAGCTGTCGAAGTGTGGGAACTACGGGCGCGGGGTGCTGCGAGAGAATATCCCGAAAGAGTTGAGTCCACTGATGTACGGAGCGGGAGTTAGCCTGAGCGGTGCGAGCAATCTGGACTTGACAGAATCGGGTGCATGGATAGCGGAGGTGGGGGGAGCGTGGAATGAGTGGGTGGTGCAAGCGATGGGGGCGGCGGCTAACAGAAGCGTCGAGGGAGGAGCAAGCCCGGCGTGGGCGTGCGAAGAGTGGTTGGTGGAAGCCAGGAGAGTGGTGGTGGTGGCGAGGGAAGCCGATAGGGAAGTGGTGGAGTTCGCGGTGAATAGCGGGAAGTGGCTACCGGCAGCGAAGGGCGGCGGATTGGAACTGTGGGACGGGGTGGCGAAAGGAAGTGGGACATGATAGGTGCTGAAAGCACGGGCGGAGCCAAGATGGTGGTTACGGCGTCATGGTCTACGGAAGGCGGTTACGGTGGGAGGGTGTTTGCCCGCACTGAGTTCAGCGGATTTGGTGGTCCAGCTACGCACGAGGACACTTCCCGGGTGCTAGGTGGTGGGTGGGCATCATGTGACCAGTGGACGGCGGCCGATGTGTGGCTAGATGCAGTAGAAGCCGCGTGGAAGTGGAAGCGCGGGCCGGTGGATGCGCCGTCAGGGGAGTTAGGGATGTGGATGGCGGGAGTGCCAGCGGACGTGCCTGTTCCGACGGGATACGAGTGGGTGCGGGAGGATGAACAGTGGATTGTGGCCCAAGGGAAGGTGGACGTGGGAGTTGTGTCAGATTGGGAGTTGTACGCGCAGTACAGGAATACGATACAGGGCGAGCAGGGGGGGCGCGGTGAGATACGGCGGGGGTGGAGGTGCAGCAGATGTGTGTGGCAGAGTAAGGATAGAAATACCGCTAAAGCGCGGCTGACGGCGAAGGACTTGGAGCACGTCGAGGGAGCGGCAGTGGGGGCACTCTCGATGGAACAAGAGTGTAGGCTTGGAGAGGTGATGAGCAGCACTAGTAGACGCCTTGACTTGTTCAAGATGGAGGCGTCCGCGCAAGCGGAGCAACAGGAGGTGGAGTTGTGCACGCTGCTCGTGGACGAGGCGGACATGGTGGCGCAAGTGTACCTGTTCGCTGTGGAGCACGGGGTGTTGGATCGGTGGGACGCAGCGTACAGGCAACACAAGGAGCGGCAGCGCCAGCGGTTGAGCCAGCCACCGAGAGGGGCGGCGGCGCGTCTCTGGAGGAGAGAGTTGGAAATAGAGATAGGAGTATATGCTCCCAGGTGGCTGAGCGGGTGGCTGGGCGTCGAAGAGGACCAATTAGGAATGAGAGCAGCGATAGCAGCGGAGGAAGCGATCAGGAGAAGGAGGATGGCGTAGAGTCATCGGGCGGCAGAGAGTGGATAGGCCAGCACAGCGAGAAGGAGAATGGACATGGAAGCGACAAAGACGTGCGGCGAGTGCAAGTACTTTGTGCGGATCGAGGAGAGCAGCGGGAGGGGTGAGTGTGGTGTGCCTCTGCCAATGTGGGTGGAGGAGTGCGCGGACGACTGCTGTGCCTGGGCTGGTGATCCTGCGGCGGAGTGCAAGCGGTTCGTTAGGAGACGAGTGGAGGTGAAAAGCTAATGGGGATTTACGAAATGGGGAGCGCAACGGATTCGGGAGCGGTTGGGGAGCGGAATATGGGTGGTTTGGACAGCGCAAGGAAAGCGGCGGAAGATGCGCGGTTTGGGTGGGATAGGGGACGCGAAGATAATCGCACGTGGACACTTGGTATTCGTTACAATGAATACAGGTCGATAGGACCTGCCGGATGTTCCGGCGGACTAACGACAGGCAACAGACAGGAGATAGGATCATGTCGGAGAACAGAAGACAGGTTGAGGTCGAGAACCGGGACAAGGTGAGCCCGGCGGTAGGCGCGCCGATTGCGCGGGAAACAGAAATTGCGCAGGCAGAGGCCAATGCGCAGGCCGATGCCGGCGCGGTCCCTGGGAAGGTCGTAACGTCCGTCCGGGTTGCGCCGCCGCCGCGCGGGGCGTGGTCCACGGCGGAATGGGACGCGCTGTTCGCCGGCGAACCTGGGATTGCCAAAGGGGAAGATGGCAAGGCCGCGCGCTTGACAATCGCGCGGATCATCCTCGCCGCGCTGGTCAACCTGGAGGCGCGCCGGACGGCTATGGAGGACGCAGGCAAACATCCGTGCCATGTCAATCTCGCGCCTCTTCTGCGGTCCGCAAGGCGGGATGGCGCGGCCGGTGCGACGGGGGCCGATGTGCTGGAGGTGGCAAGGGAGATCGCGCGGAAGAGACCGGAATACGTTACGTCAGACAACCGCGCCGAGTACGCGAAGGCAGCTCTTCCGGTGTTCCGGGCCGATGGGACACGACGGAACTACAACCATTGGATTGCCAAACAATCCTGGTTGGGCGCGCCGAAAGCGACGGCCGCGCGGACGGTGGAGATCGACGACGAGGCAACGGGGGGGATGGACCTTTAGGCGCGCCGCGCGAGCGACCTAGAGGGAAAACCGGACGACCGCGCTTGCCACGGAAGCGCGGTCCGAAGGGACAGCGCCGACAGACAGACATTCTAGCCGGGATGGCAATCGCTGGGATGAGGTGTCCTGAAATTGCGAGAATGATTGGCGTGACGAAACAGAGCGTATGGGCACGGTTGAATGTTTGGCAAGCGCGGCATGGCGAAATAGTACGATAGGCGGACAAGGGAAGCGCTGGAGGTAACTAACAGCGCTTCCCGCAACTACAAGGAGCTGGGCATGGCAAGGCAGGAAGAAATCGCTAGAGCGCTGATAGACGCGAACGCCGTAGAAGAACCGGGGGCGTCACGGAAGTATCGACGATTCCGCGATCCGTCCGGGGCCTTCTGGTTTGTGGGACGCGCGGGAGCAATACGACGGGGAAAGACAATCGCGGGGAGCGTGTCATACACGAGCCGGGCGGAACAGGTTTTGGATATGTTGGCAGGGCGCGCGCGGCGCAGCAGAGAACAGGCACAGAACATATAGAAGCGCGCCGAAGGACGTAGAAAAGGGCGCTGCAGGACCGTATCACGGGATACGGTCTTTTTATGCGCGGAGGGGAAGCGATGTGATAGCGGGTATCATGTAGAGGGAAAGCGATATGACAAGGGGAAGCGCGAGCGCGGCCGGATCGGGGTAGCAAGGGAATGGACGGTGGGCGTGAGGGACCAGGGTAAGCGTGGTAAGATGTACGAGTTGTATTCTATTCGAAGCACGATAAGATGGGTAAGTTGTATTCTATTGGCGAGCGGCCGTGGAGCGCGGGGCCGCCGTCCCGCGCCGCGCCATCCGGATAGTCTCTTATCCTTTCGGTCTGTTGTTTCTTCTGTATCTCTTGCTGTTATAAGGGATAGTCTCTTGTCCTTTCATTCTGTATAGATGTATGGATGTCTGTGTGTCCGTGTGTCCTTTTCTAAGCCAGACCCACCCCTATGTCCCCCCAGGGAGCTCCGAGTTATGTGATACTTGACTCTCCTTCGATTTTCCCGGCCCCCGTAAATTGCCCGCTTCCCAGGACTTACACACATGAGTCCACCCGCCTTTTGGTTGCATAGACGTGGCTTACCCCTTGACATCCCCCGGCTGCTACCCTAAACCCGGATAGTACCACTTCACGTCGAACTCCTCCGGGTGGTCTCGACAGGCCACCTTGTCCATTTCACACCGCAACTCAACGAAGGCCCGCCCCAAGCGATGGCAGTCTCGTGCCGCCTTAGACCCCTTCGGGTATGTGTTCAGCGGAACGAGTAGCTCGTGTTGAACCGTCTGATGGACCGCTTGGAGGATCAGCCCCAGCCTCAAGTGCTCCGCCACCGTCATTTTCATCCCGGCCATATTTCACGTCTCTTTCTGGCACTCTTGCCCTAAATCGTCGCGTTTTTGACCCCCCCCTGGGGACCGGGACATATGGCACCCTTGACCCCGCCGGGAGCGGGTTTGACAGGGTAATAATAATAATGCCATATTCTCCCGCCCCCAGGCACCCTTGCCACTTCTGGCATTATGGCACTCTTCTTTTCATTCTGGCGCCCTTGCCCCCTCTTTTGGCATTTCCCACCTCCACCCGTCCACCCCCTTCACCGACGCAACCCCCAAGTCCTTCTTCGCCCTGGCCAGCGTTCGTATGCTGATTCCCGCCTCCTCAGCCGCCTCCTCCACCACCAGTGCCAAGGCACTTCCCTCTTTCAGTGTCTCGGCCAACCACGCTTCCGCGTTTTGCCGTTTGGCTGGAGGCCGTCCCCTGCTGCCCATCCCCACAAGGCTCGTCCCCAGCACCGCGTTGTCCGTCGTCTTGAATACCTCCCCCCACGCGATCACGGGGATTTCGCCATCAGGAGCCGGTGCAGACATGATCGTAAACGCAAGTGCATCCACGTACTTCGCCCAGTTGTTCTTCCCCCTCACAAGGCACTTCCGGCCCCCGTCGTCCCCTTCCGCCGGTGCCCTCGGATCGCGGCCCACAAACCACACCGCCCGCGCGTGCGCCACAAACCCCGTGCTCCCAAGGCTCCGAGCCAACGCCGCCCTGTCCGCGTTCTTGCTCAGGTGGTTGATCCCTATGATCGCCACCCCGTATGTCTCCGCCAAAGTAGATACTGCCCCCAGCACTATCCTCACCTGCTCGTTCGTGTTGCAGTTCGTGTCCGGCCCCATGAACGCCGAGATAGGGTCCACGATCACCAACTTCACGTCCCCCATTCCTCTAACCGCTTCTTCCACCATCTCCAAGCACGCTCTGGTCATGTCTATCGGATTCACGTCTCCCCCCTGCACTGGCTCGAATCCCCTGAGCCTCATCACTTTCGTCAGGTCCGCACCCGCCACCCTCAATCGAGGAGCCAGTTCCACGTCCGATGTTTCCTCGCTCGTAATGATAATCACGCTCCCTTTCGGGCAGGGCGATCCATCCGGCCAATTCGCCCCTGTCGTCACGTGGGCCGCAATCCTTTTCGTCAGCAAGCTCTTCCCCTGTTCTGGGTCTCCCACAATCATCGAGAAGGCCGCGAGCGGGAACCGTCCCCGCCACAACCACTCCGGTCGCCTCTCCTTCACATCAGACATACGCTCCAACACTGGCTTGAACTCCATCATGCTATCACCAAAGACCCCGACACCCCCCGTGAGAGGTCACCGATGCTGAGGGGCAGGGGTGCACGGGGGGTGGGGGCCAAGTTGGTTCGCGGAGTCAACATCCATGACCTCTGCCGATATCCTACCCGAAACCCGGCTCCGTGTCAACAGAAATCTGCCGCCCGAAGAAAAACTTCTCCTCTTTCGATTATTCCCTTGCACTCCACCCTGTTCGCGCGTATAATCCCATCATGCAGGTCGAGACCCCCCAACCGCCCGCCGGACAGCCGCCAGTCGCCATCCCGGTCGGCCTGCTGTCCACGCTTCGCTCGGTCGTGGACGCAGCCCGCACGTGGGGCATCACCACCAACTCCTTCCATCGGTGGCTCCACGCCCTTCGAGTCCCCATCGTCCGGGTGGGCCAGAACTCCTACTTTCACGAGTCCGCGTTCGAGGTGGCCCTGATCGTCCTGACTTCTCCCGGCAAGCCGGATGTCAATGCCCCCGGATGCTCCGACATCGCTCGCGGCAAGGCCAAGTCCCGCAGGCACGTTCTCCCTGACTTGAAGGTGGCCGCCCACGCCATCGACATCTACTCCCGCCTGTTGCAGACCCGCACCCGCTTCTTGGCTGGTCGCGTCGGTCGCCTTCTCCGCTCCACCGCCTCATCCGACATAGCCGCCCTCGCTCCCCCGCCGCCCGATCCCGAATCCGATCCCACGACGGGGGCCGGACAAGCGGAGCCCCCCACCGACGCCCCTGAACAAGAGGACAACATCCAATGAGTGAACCCGATACTCCGCTGGCCGCCGTCCACCGCGTTCGACCGTCCGCTTCGGAGGCCCTGTCGCTTGTCGTGAATCAGGGCCTTCCAATCCGCTCTCAACTCGCGGAGGCGGACCCAGCCTACCCGCCCGACGGCTTAGGAGACTCGTTCGGCGACTTGGCGACCCTGGAAGACTCGCTGCCCTCGCTCCGCTCGTTCATCAACCCGACCATGATCGAGCAGGGCTTTTCGGCTGGCGAGTGGACCGTGCTCGCCGAAGTTCGTCTGTACACCGACATCGCCAAGGACGACGCGTTCGATCCTCGTATTCGGATGATGGCCGCGAAGTCCCTCCACGAGCTGGCCAACAAAGCCATGCTGCTCCACGGGGACATCGCCCCCATGTCGTCCCGCGTCACCGTCCAGGCGGAAGATGGCACGATCACCGTCGAGCGGATGGCCACCGTCGTCCGCCGCATGAACTCACCCGGCCCTTCACAACCCCTATTACAGGAGAGCACCGATGGAAACGACACCCCGCCCGAAGCCCCTACCGCTGACGAAGAGGGCTCTCATCACGCCGCCCCCACCCAGCGCGCCTCCTCCGGTCTCGCCGGTGGACCCCGTGGCCGCACCACCTTCCGTGGCACCCCGTTCGAGTCCGTCCGAGAGCCGCCAGCGCGTCCTCCCGTTCGTGCTCCCACCGGAGTCGCCATCACCACCGGCCCCGACTCCAACCCCTTCCTCTCCGGCCTCCTCTCCGTCCGCCGAGCCGTTGACGGCCCCCTTACCCCCACAACCCCAGCTCCCGTTTCCGCCGGAGGGGAACCTGTCCCCGGAGCCGAAGCCGCCCGCACCGCAGGCCCCGGAGTGGTGGAAGAAGATGGACAGGCGGCGGGTGTTACGGACACTGAACGCCGTGTCGTCCATGAAGGGGATGAAGCCCCTGTCGATGTGGCCACGGGAAAGCCATGACGAGCTCTTGAAGCTCACCGAGTTCATCGCCAACTCGCAGGGTCCGCGCATCGTCGCCATGACTGCCGTGCTGCTGAACGGCATGGGCGTCAAGCCTGCCACCATCGACTTGAACAGGTCCGCCGACACCGCTTCCTTCGTGCTGTCCCTGATCGTCTACTCGCTGTTCGCCCAGGGGATGCAGGTGGTCCCCGTTCCGGCCCCCGGCACTCCGGGTGGCCCACTCGCGCCCCCCGTCATTCTGCCGCCCGAACAAGCGAAGACGGAGACTCCCACTGGCTAGTGTTGGACCCAAGTCCATGCCGACCGTCCGAGCGATCCCACGAGAGGGCAATCGCTGGGCTCCCTTGCCGCCTGATTACCCCACCCTCTCGAAAGAGGGGCAACGGCTGGCTCGCATCAATGCCTGCTGCCAGAGAGCGACTGCCCAGGACTTCGTGAACTCGTGGCTATTCTTCCGCTCGACCTATCTGGACCCGCTGCCGGAGGGCGTCTTCTACAAGCGGAAGCTGCCGTCACCTCCGGCCCACTACGTGATGGTCCGTGACATGGGCGAGTATGGCCGCAACATCCACGTCGCTCCACGGGGCTCGGCCAAGTCCACGGTGATCGGGCTTGAGATTCCGCTGCTGCTGTCGCTGACGTGGCCGTTCTCGGTCGGGATGCTCGTGCTCTCCGCGAAGGAGCAGGCCGAGCTTCGCGGCACCCAGCTCCAGCAGGCCCTTGACGAGAACAAGTACATCGTTGACGACTTCGGCCAGCTCAAGCCCCCGAAGTCCACGGGACGCAAGTGGTCCCTGTCCATGATGCAGCTTCTCAACGGCTCGATGCTCAGGCTCACATCCGTTGATTCCCGAAAGCGAGGCGCTCGCCCCGACTTCGTGATACTCGACGACCCGGAGTACGACCCGAAGAAGCCCGGCTCGGAGACCATCCTGCGGGACCAGCTCGACTCCCTGCTGTTCAGTCAGATTATCCCGATGTTGGACTCCGACGATCAGATATTCGAGTGGGTGGGCACCCTCATCAACTGCCGCTCGGCCCTGTACGGGGCGATCTCCGGCCAAGACCCCCGCTTCGAGTTCTACAACCGCCGGGTGTTCTCTGCCGCCCGAACAGACGAAGCGGGCCACTCGCTTCTGTTCTGGCCGGAGAAGTGGGACTCCGGCTGGCTGGATGTCCGCCGCAAGGAACTCGGCGACATCGCGTTCGAGGCCGAGATGCAGGGCAACCCCATCTCCGACAAGGAACGCATTTTCAACCTTCACCCGCTGTTCAACACCTACGAGGTCTCCGATGCCGCCGATGCTGTCACGTGGCACACTCCCTCATCCGTCAACCCCGAAGACGCCGAGCGACACACCGAGCCCTATGCCCAGTGGCTCAACGGGCTCGGCAAGCTCATCATCGTTGACCTCCTGCACCGCGTGTCCGCTATATCGGACTTCAGCGGCGCGATGTGTGTTGGCATCGACAAGGACAACGCCTGGTGGGTGCTCGATCTCTTTCTTGGACGATGCGCCGCTGAGCGGCTGATGTCCGAGGTGTGGCAGATGGGCGTCCGCTGGCAGCCCTCGCTCGTCGGCATCGAGTCGGTCGGGGGCCAGGACTACTTCCGCCAGTGGCTTGAGTCTCGAATGAAGAACGAGAACCCAGCGGCCATCTGGAGCCCGCGAGCTGTCTGGCCTATTCGTTATCCGCACGCGCTGTCGAAGGAAGACCGCATAACGGCGCTTGCTCCTCGTGCTTCGGGCGGCAGAATCCGGCTCCCCGCGAAGACCAGGAACGCTGGATTCCCGTGGTCCGAGCTGTGGCGGGAGTTCAACCTGTTCACGCCGGATGGATTGTCCCTGCCGCACGACGACGCGCTTGACATGCTGGCGATGGTCCCCTACGTCCCGCGCGTCTACGCGACAGGGGACGTGGACGCTTATCCCGAAGGACTGGCGAAGGACGTGCTTGACCTTCTGGCGGACGGGCAGACGACCGACCCGCAGACCGGCCTTCCGATACTCGCGGGCCTGGATGTCTCGCGGGTGCCGCTGGAGGTCTTCCAGAAGTTCATGGTCCGGCGCGAGGAGCTCCAGAAATCCACGGCTGCCCGCAGCCGATTTTCCTCGCTTCACAGTACCCGCGAGCGGTATAATCGAGCAGGCACCGATACGCTGTACACGCCGGTCACTGGCGGGCGCGTTCAGCTTCCCGGCGTTCACCGACCACCTGCCGCCCGAATGAGGCAAAGATGACGTACTTGATCGTCATAGTGGTGTGCGCGATATTCCTGTGGGTGGTCTTCGGCGACAGGCCGCCACACGGAGGATTCAAGCCATGAGTTTTATGAAACTCCCGAAAGACGGCGACACTCTCCGCGAAGTCCTGTGGCGCATGATGGAGGACTCGAAGCGATACCGCATCCCGTTTGCGATTGAGTGGTACGTTTCGTATCATTACCTTCGCGGAGCGCGCTTCTTCGAGTCGGTCGATTACAAGTCGGGGTCCGTTACAGCGTTCTACGAGGACACATTCGGACATCTTCCATTCCGGTACGAGGACATCCTTCGCCGATATGCGGATGAGGTCGGGCGGCTCATGCGGCTGGACCTGTGGCCGTCCGTCGAGCGCGGCGGCATGGGGCTGATGACCGCCAGGAACGCGGCGGTCGCCCACGTCCTGCTCGACAACGCCGCTCGCGCTCTCCCGCTGGACTCCATCAAGCTTGAAGTCTGCCAGACACTTCCGATGTACGGGACGGTCGGCGGGTGCGTGTGGGAGGTGGGTGAGGGCCGCGAAAAGGGCCAGACATCGCATGTGATAGACGTGGTGCCCCCGTGGGAGCTGCTTCCCTTACCAGCTAATCCGATGTCGGATAGCGCCGTTCGCGGGATGGTCCGCCAGCGCTGGGTCTCCTACGACTGGTTGAAGGACGGCATCTCGGTCGGGGACAAGAAGTTCACCCTACCGGGCGTTCAGGATTCGGACCTGATGGCCGTGGAAGTCACGCCTGAGTACGTCACGATGGATGGCTCGCCAGTCGCGCCGATTGCGCCGAACCCGATAGCCGCGAGCATCACCCGGTCGCTGTCCATGCACGGCGGCACGTCCCCGAAGTCCCCGAACAAGACCGAGACGGCCCACGTTCAACTCTCTGAAATATGGGTTCCGTCCGAGACCCGCAGACTCGCGCGCTACATCGTGATGGCCGGGAAGTGCCTGATCGTGGACGTGGACTTCGACGGGAAGGACCGCCCGAAGGAAGGCCCGAAGCCGGTCATGCCCATCTCGAAGACCGTGTACACGGGCGGCTTGGGGTTCTACGGGCGCTCGTTCGTCGGGCCGCTCGTGACCCTGAACGCCGAAGTCGAGTCGATGTTCATGGCACTGTTCAGGAACGTCCAAGACCTCGACCAGTTCGGCTACCTGTTCTACCCCGAAGGCTGGGGCATCCCGCGAGATGCACTCGAAGAAGCGAAGCCGGGCAGACGGATATTCTCGTATCGCCCGGACCCGTCCCTGCCCGACGCGCGCGTACAGGCCATTCAGCCCGTCACTTCCGGCGAGCTGCCGGGCCGCATCGCCCAGCTCGGAATCCAGCTCACTGACAAGCTGGCCGGTCAGCCGACCGAGTTGATGTCCGGCGGGGCTCCGGGCCGCGTCGAGTCGGCCAAAGGCATAGACATCCTGTACCAGACCTCGACCGTCTCCCTCGGCGGACCCGCGATGGGGCTGGCCACCATGTTCGGCGACCTGTATAGGGCGATTCTCTGGAACACGAAGCGTTGGCCGTCCGTGAAGGTCAACACGACCTCCATGCTGGATGACGTGGTTGTGGGGCTGAAGTTCGATCCGTCCACCGGCGAGATGAGCTTGCAGGACAACGCGGTGCCGGACCCGTTCGACGTGGTCATCACGATCCGCTCGAAGGAGCCGGTGGACAAGGACAAGCGGATAGGCCAGCTCGCGGAAGAGCTGAAAGGCGGCATCATCACGGCCCGCGAGTTCCGGCTCATCAACCGAAAAGAGAATCTCGGCCTCCCCACCGGCAACGAGGTCGAGTGGCAGAACTACATGCGGGCCGTCATCAACTCGGTCCTGATGTTCGGCGACGGCCAGACGCCCGGCCCCTGCTTCTCGTCCGACTACGACATCCCCGCCGTCCACGAGTACGTCCTGCTCGCCCGCATGTCGTCCCCGGAGTTCTCGCTGGCCAGCCCGGAGGTCCAGCAGAAGTTCGCCGCCCGATTGCAGGATGTCCGTGCTTTACGGGGAGCGATCCCGAATGCGCTGCCCCCGATGGAGGACGCGGCCCAGGCTTCCGTGGAGGCAGCCGAAGCGCAGCAGAACCCGAATGAGAATCTCGCGGGCCTGCCGCCCGAACTCGCCGCTTCGATGATAGCTCCGGGCGGCGACCGTGGCGGGATGCCGATGCCCATGCCCGGCCCCGGCCCCGTTCCCGGCTCGATGCCCATGCCCGGCGGGATGCCTCCTGATATGATGCGCGCCATACTTTCAGCCGGAGGCAGGTAATTTATGAATACAATGGAAACATGCGGCGTTCCAGCCCTTCAAGGAGTGCGGGGGCGAGTGGACCACGAACACTGGCACGTGGGACTCAACGGTAGACAGCATCATGTGTCCCACATTATATGGGAATCGTTTGAGGGTCCGGTGCCAGAGGGTTTTGTAGTGCATCATCGAGACGGCAATCCACTGAACGACAACCTTGAAAACCTCCTGTGCATGTCCAACGCAGAGCACACTATCCTACACCACACAGGGAGGAGGCACGATGCGGGAGCTCTGCTCAAGATGCGCATCGCTAGGACTGGCACTCATCATACTACAACGACCCGCGCAAAGATGAGTGTGTCCCGAAAGCGGTGGTGTGCGGATCATCCAGGCCACAAGCACAGTGCAGAGACCCTTATCAAGATAGGTGCAGCAAGCAAAAAATACCAAGCGAAGAAAAGAGACATGATTCAGCAACTGCTGGCCGCACAAGGTGGCCGACAACCTCTAACCAACAAGGAGACACGCCGTGACCGAGCCCAACACTGCCGCCCCGAATCCCGATCCCGCCACTCCCGCTGCACCGGCCCCCGTTGTACAGCCTGCTCCCGCCCCGGCTGCGGCTCCCACCCCCAGTCCTGCCGCCCAACCGAAGACCTACGTGGTCACGGTGAAGGGGCAGACGCGGACGATGACAGAGGCCGAGCTTATCCAGGCCGCCGAGAAGTCCGGCGGGGCGGATGAGAACATGCGGCTCGCCGCCGAGCAGCGCCACTCGAACGAGCAGGCCGTCCGCGCCTGGGAGCTCATGGGGCAGGCCAGGAATGAAGCGGTCCCCATCGACCAGCGGATTCAGGCCATGAACGAGTTGCAGGTGATGACCGGCCAGCCCCCGCTCGACGCGCAGACCATCGCGCAGATCAAGGCCGCCAGCCAGCCCGCTCCGGCAGCCCAACCGGGGGCCGGACAACAGGCAGCTCCACCGCCCGCGCCGGTCACAATGGAGAATCTGCCGCCCGAAGTCAGGAGAGCGGTCGAGCAGACGCAGCTCCGGGACGCGCAGGAGGCCCGCGAGAAAATCTTTCAAGTGATTGATAATTCACTTGACACCGACCCGGTTTTGGGTAAGATAGTAGATAAGGACGAGCGGGCGCGGCTTTCCAAACTCGCTCGCCGAGAGGTTCAGCGCCGAGTTGTCATCGAGCGAGAGGAGTTCAAGCCGGAGCTGGTCGTAGAAGTGCTTCAGGAGTTGAGGCCCTACGCCCGGCAACCGAAACCGGCCAACGACTCTCCCCAGGACGATCTGGCGACCATCCTGGCTGCTGGCGGGCTTCCCTCGATAGGGGGAGGCGCGGCGGAAGCCCTGGGTGGTTATGCCGGAGCTCCAAGCGCAGGACCAGTTGCCGGAGCCTCGCCAAACCGTCCGGCGGGGCAACCCGGCGGGGAGCGCTTTTCGATAAGCGATCCTCGCTGGACGCAGAGTTTCATGGAGTCCATTCGGCGAAACATGGCGGCCGGGCTGCGAAAGTAGACCGCAACCGCAAGTTTCCAACCGAGCCCGTGGGCACCGCGAGTCTCTGACATAGCGGACTGGAACTGTATAGTGCGGCTGTTGCGTAGCGGCAGCCCCCTGCTTGGAGACAAACGATGTCCTCAACCTACATGGCGGCCCTGGCAAACGCCTTCCAGGAGCGCCTCACCCCCGGCATCCAGGACTTGCTGATCGAGAACGATCCGTTCTTCGAGAACATGATCGAGACCTCGATGGGTGTCACCCGTGACCCCATCAGCAAGGACTGGAAGATTTACTGGAACTACATGAGCTCGCTCGCGGGCGGCGCGATCTTCGTGACCGGCCCCGGCGACGCATCGACGGACTCCCTCGGCCTGCTGGAGAACACGGCGGGGGCCACTGTCCGAACGAACATCATCAACTCTCTGACCTCCTTCCCTGGGGCGCGGGACTCCGCGATCCCCACGGTCGGCAGGTACTCGGTCAAGCTGGCGCAGGTGCACGGCAACATCACGCTGCCGATGTCCATGCTTCAGATGAACGCGCTGGACGCCGCGCTGAACGATCAGCCTGCGGAGGTCATGCGCAAGCACATCGAGATGCTGGCGCACCTGAACGCCTGCACGTGGTACATGAACACGAGCGGCGGGCTGGCGCAGCTCAACACCGCCAGCACGTGCTCCGCGAGCGGGAGCCTCGTGACTGTCACGACCGCGAGCGGGAACCTCGTCGTGGACGGTCGAATCCGCCGACTCAAGCCCGGCATGTACGTGGATGTGTACTCGTCCGCGTTCGCCAAGGTCAACACGAACTCGTTTGTGCTGATTACAGGCGTCATCAACTACCAGAACGGCACGACCAGCATCGTCGTGTACGTGGACCACGCCACCGACCTGTCAACTCTCTCCACGAGCTCCAACTGGCAGCTCGCGTGGCTGGTGCCCAGGGGCGGCATCTCGACGAATGGGACCGGGTACTCGCGGATGCCCTGCGGCTATCAGGCCATGCTGATCGCGTCCGGCACACTGTACGGGACGAACTTCGGCGACCTGTCCATCACGAACGCGCCGGAGAAGGCGTCCATCGTGGCCGCTGTGTCAGCCGACCTGACCGAGAGCGTGCTGAATCAGTACCTCGACCAGTACAACGCGGCGCTGTCGGGCGCGGCTGACACCGCACTCACGTCAAGCGGGGTGCTGCTCAACCTGCTGGACAACCCGACCACGAACAACTGGAACGCCTACCAGCGGCAGGGCGAACCCCTGCGGCTGCGGCTGGGCTTCGCCAAGGGCACTTCGTACTCGTATGACGGCAAGGACTACACGATCTACACTTCGCCGTACATCACGAAGGGCCACTTCGTCCTGTTCAAGCGCGCGAACGGGAACATCCAGCGGGTCAGCCCGCCCGCGATGAGCGGCGTCGGCCTCTCGCCCGGACGGTCTCCCGCCGCGTTCTCGAACGTCCAGTGGATCGGGCCTATGTTCTTCGACTCGATCTGGATGCCGACGCTGAGCACGACCGGCTACGTTTCGACCGGCGCACAGGCCCCCTACCTGTTCATTACGCAGACGATTATGAACGACACTCGTGGCCTTCTGCTCACGGGCTGCACGGACAACAGCCTCGGTACTTGATAACAAGTACCTGGGTTTTGACAATTGGTGAAGACACACACGGCTTACTGCTTCGGGCGGCAGTAGCGAGGGTGAGGAGCTCCTGCGTGGGGCTCCTCCCCTCACCTGTTCCGCCCGCAAGCCATACGAGATCGGAGACTGAACATGGCTTCTTCACAGTACTGGCTTCGCGGTGCCTTCCGGTGGGCGTGGGACAACACTAACGCCCGGCTCGCATTGGGCTTCCGTCGGAGCGCATCCGAGGGGTGGACCGAGCAGCTCAGGATCGCCTCTCCAACGCTGGCGGTCAACTACCTCAGCGTCACGAACGCCATCGCTGGCAGCGGCGTCTCCATCGCGCCCGTTGGGGCGGACACCGACATCAACCTGACCATCGCCGCTAAGGGGGCCGGAACTCTGGCCCTCACAGGCGTGACCCTTAGCGACACTGCGCTGACGGGCACCACGCAGGCGTCCTTCACGGTCGATAGCGATAACGTCGCTGACGTGAAGACGAAGATCGCCACGAACACGAGCGCGGACGGGAACTACACCCTCACGCTCCAGCCCGCCACGGCTACGTGGACCGCCAATCGCACACTGAGCTTCCCTGACCCCACCGGAAGCGATTCGTTCGTGTATGCGGCCCTGGCTCAGACCCTCACGAACAAGACGATGACCACGCCGACGATCACCGTCCCCACCATCGCGGACTTCACGAGTGCCACCCACGACCACAGCAACGCGGCTGGGGGCGGCACTATTGCGGCGGTAGCAACATCCTCCGGCACGACCAGCAACACCTACGATGTGGACTCGGACAACACGACCGGCATCCTCCGGTTGCAGACGACCACGGGCGGCACCGCCCACACTGTCACCCTCACGAACACGACCACGACTGCGACTCGCACTGTCACCCTGCCGGACGCCACCGATACGCTCGTCGGGAAGGCGACGACCGACACCCTCACGAACAAGACGCTTACCGCGCCGGTCATCAACGCCTGCACGGTGACGGGGGCCGTGACGATCACCACCCCGACCGTCACCGGGACGTGGACAAACCTTGGGACCGTGACGACCACGGACATCAACGGCGGGTCCGTTGACGGGGCCATCATCGGCGCGGCGTCGGCGGCGGCTGGCACATTCACGACCCTCACGCTAGGCCACACCACGCCTATCCTGACCATCAATGCCGGGTCGAGCAACACGGGCTACGTCATCGTGAACGGCAAGACCACGGGCGCAATCAAGATTCTGCCCATCGACGCGGGCACGAACACCACGACCGTCTCGAATCAGGCAGGGACGATGACGATTACCCTGCCGAGTGCAACCTGCACACTCCCTGGATTGGGGCTGGCGAATACGTTCTCGGCGGCGCAGGCTGTGACCATTGACGACGCGACGACCAACGCGACCACGGACGTTCTCACCTTGTCCCACTCGACCACTGGAGATGCTGCGGCCAATATCGGCGCTGGCATCTCGATCAAGGTCGAGGACTCCGACGGCGTGACCGAGCAAACCACGCTCGAATCCATCGTGACTGACGTGGGGACCGCCGGAGCGACGGTAGACGCGGACGTGCTGTTGCAGTCCAGGGTGGCCGGGACAATGGCGACCGTGTTCCGCTTCGATGCGGACGAAGGCGGAGCGGGTGGGGCGAAGCTGCTTCAAGTCGGCGGCGACGCCAACGCGGTCAGCCTCGACATTCACCCCGCAACCACGGCCAGCGGCACCCTGCGGATCACAGCGGCCAACAGCGCCACGGATTCCGTCACCTTGATTACCAACGCTTCGCAGGCGGCTGCCCGCACGTACACGATCCCCGACGGCGGGGCCTCCGCTTCCTTCATGCTGACCCAAGGCGCTCAGACCATCGCTGGAGTCAACACCTTTACCGCCGACCCAGTTGTGTCAGGTCTCCTTGGATACGACACCACGTTCGTTATCACTGGCAAGAGCGGTGCCACCAGCAACGGTGGCGCGGTCACGATTGCCGGTGGAATCGCTGACGCGAATAACGCAGGCGGAGCGGCATCCGTCACCGGCGGGGCGGGCTTCGGCACGGGGACCGGCGGCGCGGCAACCCTCATCGGCGGGGCCACCGGCGCGGGCGCTACGGGCACTGGCGGTGGAATCACCGTCACCGGCGGGGCGGCTCTAAGCACCGTGGGCAGTGGCGGTGCCGTGACGGTTGCGGGCGGCGTCTCCAAGGGCGCGGCTGCGGTGACGGGCGGACTCATCAGCATCACATCGGGAGCGGCGGTCGGAGCCGGTAGCACGGCAGGTGCCGTGACAATCGACTCTGGCGCTGCGGGCTCTGGAACGGCTGGGGCCATGACCATCGGCGGCACGAACGCCGCGTCCGTGGCCATCGGTCACGCTTCCATCACGACTACCGTGACCGGCGACCTGTCCATCGCGGCTGGCGACAACATCTCGCTGGCGGCCGGAGACGGATACATCCAACTCAGCGGTGTCACCAACGGCTCCATCAAGATCAAGCCTATCGACGCCGGGACCGGAGCCACGACCCTCCAGAACTCAGCGGGCACACCGACGATCACCCTGCCCGCGACGACCTGTACGCTGCCCGGCCTCGGACTGGCAAATGCGTTCACGGCAGTTCAGACTGCGGCCAGCGATGACACGACCGATGGAGTGGTCAATATCCTGGCCCTGACTCACTCCTCAAGCGACAACAACGCGACTGCGGCGGACGGGGCCGGTATCTCGTTCCAGTTGGAGAACGCCACCGGGACCAGCACCGTCGAGGAGTGGGGCTCGATGGATGCGGTGTCCGTGACCATCACGAATGGGGTGGAGTATGGCGACTTCGTGCTTAGCCTGATGACCGGCGGTAATGTCACAGAGGCCGCGAGGTTGAACTCCACGGCTGGTGCGCTGACCGTCGGCAGGAACGCGACGGACGCCAACGGCTTCGATACCCTGCGGCTCTACGGCTTGACCTCCGACAGTGGCTACATGGACATCCAGGCCGTGGCGAATACCGGCAACACGGCCCTGACCATCAAGAACGCCGCGCAGGGGCAGGCCACCACCCTGACCATCCCGGACGGAGGGGCGGCGACGGCCAGCTTCGTGCTGACTGCGGGCGCGGCCACCATCGCCGGAGCCAAGACGTTCAGCACCATGCCGATCATCCCCACAGCGACCGTGGCGGCTGCGGGCGATGCCCAAGCGAACGCGGCTGCGATCACGACCGGCTTTACGCTGGTCTCCGATGCTGACGCGACTAAGGGCGTCAAGCTCCCCGCTGCAGCCGCAGGCTTGGTGTGCATCGTGAAGAACAACGCAAATGCTGTCTTGAAGGTGTGGCCGAACACTGACGATGCCATCAATGCGGTCGCGGCCAACGCGAACGGCGTGCTGGCGGCATTTACGGCGGCCACCTACGTCGCGTATGACGCGACCACCTGGTACACGATCCCGCTGCTCGGCAGCTAATAGCGGGCTGACAACTGAAAGGAGCGGCCCATGCCCGATGGACTGCCCGGAACGCTGAAGTACGACAGCAAGCGGCACCTGATTGTCGAAACGCCCTTGTCCCGCTGGCTCGCCACCGAGTTTCCGGGACGAGGGCTTTTCACCTATCGCCACCTCCAGCACAACTCGACGGTCATAGCCCGGTGGCTGTCGCGGGACCGGGGTGAGATCGACGAGATACTTGTGCTGGAAGGGAACGCGGAGTTCACGCGGGCGAACGCCGATTGGCTTCACTGGTTTATGGCCACGCCGCTTCCGGTCCAGCGGGATGAGATACGGGCGACCATCGGCATCCCGGAGCGCGAGATGGATGCCTCGAACGAGCTGTATACGCGGACGGTGGCCGACCGAGCGGCGGCCCTCCAGCGCAAGCGCGGCGGCTCGGAGGTGGCGAAGTCCCACCCGATGATCCAAGCCCTCCGCGAGACACCTGCCGCCCTGACACGAGGTTGACATGGCGACATCCTTCATCGAGCGAACGCGCACCAGCATCCGCGAGATCGCGGGCGAGCCGAGCATCCACGCGAAGTACACGGACGCCCGCCTGCTCACCTGGATCGAGCAGGCGTACTCCCACATCATCCTCGAAATCAACCGGAGGTCCGCGAACCCCATCGTCCTTCCATTCACGATCGCCCTGGACGCGGACCTGCTTCTGTACGTGCTGCCGCCCACCGTCCAGCGCATCATCGACCTGGAACTGCTGAACTCGGACGGGAACACCATCGGCTACACTATGCCGTCCAGCCGCTACAACCCAGGGGGGCCGGGTGTCACGCTCGAACACAACTGCATACGCTTCTGGAATGACCCCGTGGACGGCTACTCGCTTCGAGTCTGGTACGTGCCGTCCGGGTGCGTCCGCCTCCATACGGGGTCGATTGCGTCGGACGCAAGCATCGTGAACTCGACTACGCTGAACACCTGCACGGTTGTCCTTCCGGCCACTCCCACGACCGGAACATTGGACAACCGCCCGAACGCCTACATCGGAAGCGTCTTCCGAGTCTTGTCCGCAACCACCAAGGACTACGTTCAAGAGCGGATGATAACGGCCTACGACGTTACGACCCGCACCATCACGGTGTCGCCGTGCTTTGAGACGGCTCTACTGCCGGGGGCCACAGTCGTGTATGAGATAGCGCCCCCGGTCGAGCAGGCGGTAGACATCGCCGTGGCTACATACGTCGCTCGGACGCTATGCGCTCTCGAAGGCGAACGGGACCGCATGGCTACCCTGTCTTCGTTGTATCAGGAACAGATACGCGACCTGATAGACCAGAACAAGTGGATGAACGCGATGACGGAGGGGCTGAAGCGCGACAGCCGCTTCGCTCGCGGGAGGACGATCCCATCCGCCGCCCCCGGACTGAACTCAACCTCGCGGGCAGTGGTCGGAACATGACATGGCAGGCTTCTACACCACTCAACTGGCGAACTACGCGATGCAGATGCCTCGCGCGGGCACGGGCCGCTTGCTTGACCTCGGCCCCCGTCTTCGCCGCAACGCCTGGCTCGTCTCCCCGATAATCGGGGGTGGCGGGTCCGATTCCCTGTCCGCCCTGTTCGGGGCCTCTGCCGCCCAAACCGAAGGCGGGACAAGCGCCGCGAACGCGCCCGTCGTCCCGACCGTCCAGTGGCCGACCGTCGAGATGGAGCCCTTCAACTTCACGATCTCGCAGGCGTTCGACAATCAGACGGACGCGAACACCTACGGCGGCAGCACCTACAACTTCAACATCTCTCCCGCCGCACAGACCATCTTGAACGTGGGGCAGGCGGTGGCGGGCGGCGGGGCTGGGGCAACTCGGCTTCACCGCGTTCTTAGTAATACGCACTTGGACGCGACTGCCGCCCAGCCAGCACTAGGGGACATCATCCACGGCACGGCGACGCGCTGGGAGCGGCTGGCGAAGGGCACCGCCAATCAGGTGCTCACC